AAGCAAATCTGTTTGAGACTCTGGCTATATTTGCTCAAGCAGGTGTAGACGCTCTTGCATCAGCTACGCCCGTTGACACCGGTCTCACAGCTTCTTCTTGGGGCTATGAGATCGAGAGTGACGGGTCTTCGTTTTCGATCAGGTGGACTAACAATCATATAGATGATGGAGCAAATGTAGCTATTCTGCTTCAGTACGGACACGGTACTGGAACTGGCGGTTATGTTTCGGGCCAAGACTACATCAACCCAGCAATTCAACCTATATTTGATCAGATTGCTGAAGAAGTATGGAAGAAGGTGGTTCTCGCGTGAGTAGTGTTGACAATCGTATCGTAAACATGCATTTCAACAACAAAGACTTTCAGTCGGGAGCTGCCGATTCTATTCAGACTCTAGAAGAGCTCGAGAAGACTATTGCTGATGTTGGTCAGTCCGGAGGCATGGAAGATCTCGGAGCTTCAATTGACCAGGCTACCTCAAGGTTTGGTGCTTTGCAGATTGCTGGTGTTGCTGCGCTTGCCACGGTCGCATCTCAGGCTACTTCAGCTGCTATTGCTATTGGTAGAGATCTTCTTTCATCTGCCACCTCAACTATTTTTGGTGCAGGTAAGCAAAGAGCGATCGACTTGCAGCAAGCGAAGTTCCAGTTCAGAGGTCTTGGGCTTGATGTTGAGAAGACCATGGAGAGTGCTCTTACAGCAGTGAAGGGAACGGCGTTTGGTCTGCAAGAAGCAGCTACCGTAGCAGCACAGTTCGGTGGATCCGGTATTAAAGCCGGAGAAGATATGACCAAAGCGCTTCGAGGTATCTCTGGTATTGCCGCTCAGACAGGGCGTTCCTACTCCGAAATCGGTCAGGTTATGACTGGTATTGCTGGTGTTGGTCGTCTTACTAGTCAGGACCTTATTCAGTTTGGTGTAAGAGGTCTTAACGTTGCTGCAAAGATGGGTGAGCAACTAGGAAAGACAGAAACTGAAATTAGGCAAATGGTTTCTGACGGAGAGATCTCTTTCAAGCAATTTGCTCTTTTGATGGACGATGCATTTGGCGAAAACGCTACAAAGGCTAATAAAACCTTCACTGGCTCGTTGGCTAACATGAAGGCGGCGCTTTCTCGTATTGGTGCTGATATTGCTGCTCCACGCATCAACCAACTCCGAAATGTGTTCAACGCTCTAACTCCAGTTATTGACAAAGTCCACAAATACCTAATGCCTCTTATTGATGGACTTGCAAGAACAGGTAAGGCGAGCTCGGACGCAGTTGTTGGCTTCCTTGAAGTCCTCAAGGTAGGTAAAGTCATTAAGCCTATTGTTGCTGGTTTGCAGAATATTGTTGCTCCGTTTGTCGCCCTCTTCAAGGCGATTGGTGAGGCTTGGAACGAAGTCTTTCCCGAGAAGGAGCACCAGGGGCGTAAGGCAATCTATGGCATTGCAGCTGCTTTTGAGTTGTTGACTAAGCCGTTGGGTTGGTTGGCCGAACAGATTCCCAAGATCACACCGATTCTCTCTGCCTTCTTCCAGGTTATTAGAAATGCGTTCGATGACGTTGACAAGTTGGGTATGTCGATTAAAAACCTAGTGAGTAGTATTGGTCAAATTGGTCTTGACATTATCAACGGCATCATTGAGGGATTCCAGGATGGATCTATCAAAAATGAGGTAGTGAAGCTTGCTACTTCTATCGTCGACTGGATCAAGGCTGCTCTCGGCATCAATTCGCCGGCGGCAGAACTCGTTCCCGTCGGTGTGTCCATCGTTGAGGGTATTGCTCAGGGTGTTGCAACAGCTGCAGTGTTTGTGCTTGAGGCTGTGTCTATGATTGGCAAAGCAATCATTAGTGGATTCCAGGACCTCTTCGGCGGTATGGACGCACTCGACTGGAGTGTTTTCTTCAACACTATTCTTACTGGTGGTCTTCTGTTCTCGCTTAAGCGATTCACTGACACTCTCAATAAGTTTGCTGGAGATGTTGGCGGGTTTGTTGAGGGCGTTTTGGCTCCGTTCGACCAACTTACAAGTACTTTGAAGACAATGCAGACCTCCATCAAGGCATCCATCATCCTCAAGATTGCTATTGCTGTTGGAATTCTTGCAGCTTCGATTATTTTGCTGGCTCACGAGGATCCTGAAAAACTTGCTGTTGGTATTGGGTTCCTAGCTGGTCTTATGGCCATGCTCGTTACTTCTATGCTGGTGATCAGTAAGTTCAATCCTGCATCCTTTGTTGCGGTTGGTAGCGCAATGGTTCTAATGGCAACGTCTATGCTTATCCTTTCTGGTGTCATTGCCATTCTTGGCAACATGGATCTTAAGACATTGGCGGTTGGTATAGGTGCAATGGCAGCAGCTCTTGGCGTCATGGTCGCTGCACTATGGGGTATGGCTGGGCTTGGTGCTGGGTTGCCAGCAGCGGCTGCGGCTATATTTATCGTGGCATCGGCTATGACAATCATGGCAGGAGCTATTGCTCTTCTTGGCAACCTGGATCTTAAAACTCTAGTCAAGGGTCTTGGTGCTATTAGTATTGGTCTACAACTCTTCATTCTTTCACTTACAGCACTTTCCGCATTGGGGCCGGGTCTACCTGCTGCAGCTGCGTCTATATTTATCATGTCTGCTGCACTTAACGTAATGGCACTTGCCGTACTTGCGTTGGGTAAGATGAAGCTTAGCACTCTGGCTAAGGGTCTTGGAGCCATGGCTATTGGTCTTGCTATCATGGTTGCTGCGCTTTTGGCAGTTGCTACTGTTGGACCTCTTGCAACGACTGCTGCAGCTGCTATCCTTCTCGTATCTGGCGCTATGTATATTTTGGCATCGGCACTTGCTGTTATTGGTGATATGAGTCTTGGAGAGATTGCTAAGGCGCTTGGTGCTCTTGCTATCGG